GAATTACAAAGACGCTTATAACAGATACGAGACATACAAACGAAAAGAAAAACTTTGTCCGCATTGCGGCAATGACATCAACGCATAGCCGTCACTATGCTATGATGGGACAACCAGATGGGCGGTAGGTTTTGGCTCTCTCCTTGTCCTACCCCCACTGGTATCTAATCAAAGGAGAAACATGGCAGAGTTAGAGATACCCAGAGATAGGTATGGCAGACCTATGGTAGTACCACCTAAAGGTGGCAAGCCAGTCGCATACACACGAACAACAACAGTTGCAGGTTCATTAGATGACGGTACTGCATTGGTAGCATGGAAGTTACGCATGGCTGCAACTGGATTAACATTGCGTTCTGATTTATTACTTGCTGCATCTGCAGCACGTGAAGATAAGTTAGAGATGGATAAGTTAGTTGAAGATGCAATGCAAGCAGCAGGTGCAACTAAGCAGGCTACTATCGGAACAGCAATCCATTCTCTTACAGAAAAGTTAGATAGAGGTCAGGACCTTGGTCCTATTCCAGATGATTATGTCGCAGATATTCAAGCATACGCAGAAGCAACAAAGAACTTTACTAACATTCACATCGAACAGTTCTGCGTACTAGATAAGTATAAGATTGCTGGTACGCCTGACCGCATTGTTGAATACAAAGGAGAGAAGTTTATCTCCGACCTTAAAACAGGCAGCATTAGTTACCCAAACAAAATCGCTATGCAGTTAGCGGTCTATGCACACGGCTTGCCGTATGACCCTGCCACGGCAACCCGTGGTTCTTGGGGTGACATCAACACAGAGAAGGGAATCATCGTGCATCTACCAGCAGGTAGTGGACAATGCACCCTTCACTTCGTAGACTTAGTTCATGGCTGGAAAGGTATTGAACTTGCCATGAAAGTAAGAAAGCACCGCGAAAAGAAAAACATATCTACACCGATACAAGGAGAATAATGTCCCATTCAGAAGCACCTATCAGTATCAATCTTAAGACAGCAGCAGGTACACAGTTAACACTTCGTGCTAACACACCTGATGAGTTCACAGCATTGACAACACAAGTCTTTGCAATCGTAGAAGCAATCGATGAAGTCGAAAAAGCAGTGCGTGGCACTGGTTTCAGCGCATCAGATGCAACTCCTATCTCACCAGCAGCAGGTTATATTAACAGCGCACTCGGTGGAACAATCATTGCAACAGAATCATTTGCACCAGCAGCATCACCAGCAGGTGCAGGACAGCGCATGTGTCCTCATGGTTCAATGACACGCATTCATGGCATGACAGGTAAGTTCGGTCCATACAAAGGTCACTTCTGTCCTGCCAAGCAGGGCGACCCAACTAAATGTGCAACTCAATATGTAAAGGCAGGCTCACCAGAGTTTGCTACATTCGTAGCCGACCAAACAAAGGCATAAATGAAAACACTACGCCGTAGCGTAGGCAAGGCAGAGGTTGGCGGGGAACCATTACCGCCACCTTTCCAAGCCTTCGCAAGAGAAGGAATTATATTACGGCGTGCAGAAGTAACAGTAATTGCAGGCACTCCTGGTGCAGGCAAGTCAAGTATTGCATTGCATATCGCAGCAAGATTGAAACAACCTACATTATATTTCTCTGCAGATACCAATGCACATACTATGGCTATGAGATTGCTAGCACTCCGCGCACGCATTCCACAACAGCAAGCAGAACAGATGTTAAAAACACAGCCAGATACAGCCGAGTCAATCTTACGTGAGTATGGGAATATGTATTGGTCATTTGAACCAAGTCCTACTCTCCGTGATTTAGATGAGGAAGTATCTGCATTCGAAACTATCTGGGGTAGAAGTCCTACCCTTATAGTTGTAGATAATCTCATGGACATTGCTATTGATGGACACGAAGAGTTCGCAGGCATGCGACAAGTTATGAAAGAACTTAAGTATCTTGCAAGAGATACCAACGCAGCCGTATTAGTCCTGCACCATACACAGGAAGGCGCACCTGGCTATCCGTGTCAGCCACGGTCAGCACTGCAAGGCAAAGTCGCGCAGATTCCTGCTATGGTTTTAACTGTAGGTCAGATGATGCAAGGACAAGATGCTTACTTATGTATAGCGCCTGTTAAGAATCGTTATGGCAAAGCAGACCCAACAGGTAATACTTACATCTCATTATCATTCGAGCCTGGCTCTATGTATCTTGAAGATGTAGTCAGAGATTATAGACAGGAGCAAGTAATACCATGAGTACTTCATATAAACCATATACAATTGGCGAATTAGTAACTTCAATATGGGAAGAAAATGATTCTCATTTTGAAGAAATGGAAAAAGTAAGTGGAGATTGCGATTGTAGTCTTCATACTGCAGTTACCATCATCATGAAATACTGGGGAGAATAATGAGTAGCGCAGCCAAGGCTAAAGGTTCTGGAGCAGAACGAGATGTCGTTGCATATCTCAAAGAGAATGGCTTTCAGTATGTCGATAGACGATTGGCTGGTGCTACGCTAGATAAAGGTGATATCTCTGGTATACCTGGAGTTACAATTGAAATAAAAAATCATGCCAAGATGAACTTGGCTGGATGGATAGAGGAATTGCTCATAGAAATGAGCAATGACGGGGCGTGGACAGGCGTGGTGTGGCACAAACGTAAAGGGAAGCGGAGCCCTAGCGAGTGGTACTGCACCATGCCTGGACATGTGTGGTTAGACCTACTAAAGAGAGCATTAAACAATGGAGAAACCAAGCATTGAAGAATACCTACATTATTTAGGTGCAGATACACCAGCAATAGGTTCAGGTTGGCGTAAGATGAGATGCTGCTTTCATTCAGATAGTCATGCATCAGCAGCAGTAAACTATGATAAGAACGTTTTTGTTTGCCACGGTTGTGGCGTCAAAGGCGATGTCTATGCTTTAATCATGCAAAAAGAGGGAGTTAATTTTCGTGAGGCTAAACAATTCGCAGAGAAAGTTCTTACTGCAGGCAACACAGAGATACACAGCAGCAATAGAAAGCGCGAGCGTCTATCTGTCAAGCCGTCATCTCTCGGTAGAAGAGGCAAAGGTCTTTCACTTGGGAGTGGTAGAAGACCCACTTCCAGGGCATGAGCCTTACAAAGGTAGGCTTGCTATCCCATACATAACACCATCAGGTGTTGTTGACATTAGATTTCGTGACTTAACTGGTACACACGATGCTAAGTATATGGGATTAGTTGGTGCCGAAACTACTATGTTTAATACGCAAGCAGTCTTTGCTGCCGACAGTTACATATGTGTAACCGAAGGTGAGTTTGATTGTATTATGATGAACGTCAAGACAGCACACCCAACAGTTGGTATCCCAGGTGCAAACAACTGGAAGAAACACTACGCTAAAATCTTAGATGACTTTGAAACAGTCATTGTCCTAGCAGATGGAGATGCCCCTGGCTTAGAGTTTGGCAAGAAGATTAGCCGTGAACTTGGTAATGTAAATATCATCAGCATGCCAGACGGTGAAGATGTAAACTCTATGATGATAAAGAAAGGGAGTGAGTGGATTGACGAACGAATCAGAGAATGTATTGCCAATGGATAATAGTTTCTGGGAGCATGCCGACCATTTAGATTTTGATATGGTTATACAATTGTCCGAGAAGAAGCACCTCAATATCCTTCATGCTTTGCATGATGTCTATGAAGCAATAGATGTAGACCCAGAGGATGCTAAGTTCCTTGTCACTGGTATAGCAGCCCTTATGCTGTCATCTAAGTATGGCAAGACAGACGAAGTATTCAATGAGATAGTAGTACAGGTAGCCAAGAAAGACATGGACATAGAACTAAGGGAGTTGCTCAATGAAGGAAAGTGAAGACGCAGCACAAATCATGCGTGAACTATTCGTTATCTTGACTAAGAAGCATGAGGACTATGGTCCAATGAATATTGCTGGAGCACCAGGCGGTCCTATGAACGGACTGCGAGTCCGTATGTATGACAAGATGGCTAGACTCAACAACCTAATAGATAGCGGCGACACGCCGAACTACGAATCCATCGAAGATACACTCATTGACCTAGCAAACTATGCCATAATTGGTTTACTTGTTCAGCGCAATCAGTGGGCTGGCATTCCAAATGGAGAACCATATGAAGAGAGTCGTCGTCCTTAGTGACTTACA